GACAGAACATACTAGGTAATACTGATGGTGCTCCACCAGTAGCACAAGTAACCATCGAGTGTGATGACCTCTTGATCTCCTCAGCGTTCGTTTACGAATTAGATGAGACACTTGCGCACTACGATTTGAGGGGAGAAATTTCCCGTAAGATTGGTTACGCTCTAGCAGAGAACTATGACCGTAGAATCTTCCGTGCTGTAGCTAAAGCTGCACGTTCGGCTGGCCCAATCACGAAGGCAAACTTCGTAGAACCAGGTGGAACACAGATCCAGGTTGGTAGTTCAACTACTAGTGCTGCTGAAGCCTTCGATGCAGGCAAGCTCGTGACAGCATTCTATGATGCCGCGGCAGCTTTAGATGAGAAGGGAGTCGGATCTGATGGACGTGTAGCTGTACTATCACCAAGACAGTACTACTCATTGATTAATGATGTATCATCTGGTGTAATTTCTAACGGACTTATTAACCGTGACGTACAAGGTACAGCCTTGCAGTCTGGTCAGGGAGTTGTAGAAATTGCTGGTATCAAGGTCTACAAGTCGATGAACATTCCGTTCTTCGGTAAGTTTGGTACTAGATATGGTACTGCTAGCGCAACTAACCCTGGTACTACCGACCCTGGTAATACAGGTTCCTTCGTATCGGAATCTATGGGAGACCAGCAAGAAATTGATAAGCCAACAGCTAATGCAAGTGCAAACGAAGGTCAAAGAACCGTAAACGATTACGGTGAAGAGGCTAAGTTTGACCATAGCTGTGGTTTGATCTTCCAGAAAGAAGCCGTTGGTTGTGTAGAGGCAATCGGACCTCAAGTTCAAGTAACTTCTGGTGATGTATCCGTGATTTATCAGGGAGATGTCATTCTAGGACGCTTGGCTATGGGCGCAAAACCTCTTAACCCAGCTGCTGCTGTAGAATTAGTTTGTGGTAAGGCTGCCCTATCCGGCAACAACGCTGCATTCTAACTATATATTTATTCACATAAGGGGGGTTCTCACGACCCCCTTTTTTTTATTCACAAATATTTATACCTATGCCTTTTCCAACCACTAACGCTACACAGGAGCTACCTGCCATAAACCAGATCTTGGCGTCATGTGGTCAGGCACCTGTCACCACCCTCGATCAAACCAACCCGGAAGTTGCGATTGCTTATGAAACCTTGCTCCAAGTTTCACGAGAAGTACAGGGTGAAGGATGGACTTTTAATAAAGAAGCCCACTATTCACTAACACCTAATATAGATGAATATATTTTAATACCAAATAATGTACTACAAATAACACTTACAGATAATGCTGCAAACCATGATCGCGATGGAGTACGTAGATCTGGTCAATACACTCGTAAGGCTAAGAGTTTTAATATTAGTAATAATGGAGGAGGTGGAGGTACCAATGGTACATTAACTGGTATCGCTACTTCAAATAATAATGCTGGTAGCGGCCTTACAGTTATCCTAACAATTAAAAATAATGTCGTCGATAAAATTAATCCAGATAATGTTGGATTAAATTATGTAAAAGGTGATACCATTACTATTGATAAAGCATTGTCTGGTACTACTACTAACGTAGTTGCTACGATATCAGAAACTAGTCCTGTAACAGCACCAATGTTATATGACAGGTACAACCATACATATAAATGGGGTACTGGTGATGTTGATGTAGATATTATTTGGTTGTATGACTGGGTAGATATACCTGGACCTATTCAAGATTTTATTACAGCAAGGGCAGCGACTCTTGTATCTAGTAGAATCGTAGGTGATCCAAATCAATACCAAGCTTTACAACAACATGAAGCTTATACTCGTACTATAGCTGTAGAGTATGAGACTAACCAAGGTGAGTATACATTCTTTGGAACACCCCCAGGGCAATTAGATTCTTACACTAGCTATAAACCTTACCAAGTTCTTCAAAGATAATGCCAGCAGTAACTCAACGAATTGACAACTATCTTGGTGGAGTATCTAAACAATCAGACGATAAGAAACTACCAGGGCAAGTACGTGAGTGTCTCAACGCTTATCCTGATCCAACATTTGGATTAACAAAACGACCTGGTTTTAAATGGATTAAAAATTTAGGTACTGGAACCACATATGATTCATCTAAATGGTTTTATATAGCCAGAGATGATGATGAGAAATATGTAGGATGTATTACTCCTGCAACTAGACCAACTATAACTGTTACTGGAAACGGTACGAGTGGAGCTGTAAATAAATATAACCTTGCTACTACAACTAGTGGTTCAGGTTCTGGTATGACCGTGAACCTTACTGCTGTTGGTGGAGTAGTCACTGCAATTGCAATGAACTTACCAGGCACAGGTTATGCAACAAATGATACCATTACTATTGCCGCTGCAACTGCAGGTACAGGAGCAAATGTTACTGGTACATTATCAAGTGCAGTTACTTTAGGAGATATAGATATATGGAATGCTCTAACAGGTGTAGCTTGTACTGTTACTTATGGATCAGCTGCACACCAAAGATACTTAACAGGAGCTCGTAAAAATTACGATGTACTTACTGTACAAGATACCACTATAATAACAAATAAATTAGTATCAACCGCTACTATAGCTGATCCTTCTTTTGTCAGTAAAACTAGAGCTACTTTAGTATTAAGCGGAGCTGCTATTGCAACTGAAACTTATACAGTTACAATTAACGGTTCAGCTACTACAATTACTGTACAAACTAATGATGATTACGATGATATTCTTGGAGATTTAAAAACTGCAATAGATGCACTTAGTGTAACAGGCCTTACAGTAACTATATATAACGAGACGCTTGAACTATCACGTGTAGTAAGTGGTACCAGAACAGCTTTTACTATAAGTGCTAAAGGTGGTCCTGATAATAGTAAATTAAAGGTCTTCCAAGATCAAGTTGATAACGTATCTCAACTACCAACCCAGTCATTCCATGACCATATAGTTAAAGTTATTAATACATCATCTACTGATGATACATATTTCGCTAAATTTGTAGCAGATGATGGTGTATCAGGTACAGGTTTCTGGCAAGAGACTTTAGATCCTAGTAAATCAACCGGCTTAGAGGCTAATACTATGCCGCATGAGTTGATTAACCCAGCTTTAAATACTTTTATATTTCGTGAAGTTACTTGGGTAGCACGTAAAGTAGGTGATGATGATACTAACTCACATCCAAGCTTTGTCGGTTTCCCAATACAACACGCATTTTTTTATAATAATAGACTCGGATTCTTATCAGAAGATAATGTATCAATGAGTCAGTCCAAAGATTTTTATAATTTTTATCATACTTCTGCACAGACAATAACGGATTCAGATCCAGTTGATTTAAGTTGTTCAACAATTCGACCAGCAGCTTTACACGCTGTGATTCCTACGACTCAGGGTTTAGTACTCTTCAGTAAGAATCAGCAGTTTATGCTTACATCTGCTAATGGAATTTTAACACCAACTACAACTACTATCCAAACTATCTCTAACTATGAAGTAGATACAGAAATTAGCCCTGTTGATATGGGTAATAATCTTAATTTCTTAAGCAAGACTCCTAGCTATACTAGAATATTCGGAATGGTCACACGTGGCCAAGACGAGAACCCTCAGGTTTTAGACATTGGAAGAGTGATTAATGAGTGGATACCAGAAACAGTGGATACGTTCGTTGCTTCTCCACAAAATCAATTCCTAGCAATGTCTGATCAGACTTCTAGAAAAATATATTTCTATCGTTTATATAATGATGGAGAAAAAAATATTGTAGAAGCATGGTTTAATTGGGAACTTCCCGGTACTGTACAAACGATTGCTGTTGATCAGGATTCGTTTTTTGCAGTTACAAAGCAAGGGAACCAATTTACATTAAGTAAAGCAAGTATGAGTCAAAGTCCTCTTGACGCTATCATTGTAAATAATGATGGTCAAAAGGTTAACCCTTGTATAGATTTATATGCACCAGCTTCTTCTGTTAAATATCAAGGTGTAGAAACTCTTACAGTAACAGCAGGAGGAAGTGGATATACATCTGCACCTACCGTAACTATTACTGGATCTGGTACTGGACCAGGAAGTGGTACACCAGGAAGTGGTGCAACTGCAACTGCTACAGTCTCAGGAGGCGCTGTCACAGCTCTCACATTGACTGCAGGTGGAAGTGGTTATGAGAATGGTGCAGTTGTTTCTTTCAGTGGAGGAGGAGGTAGTAGTGCAACTGCTACAGCTTCTATATTTGAAGGTTCGAAGTGCTATATAGAATACGAAAATGATACAACATTAACACCAGTTATATTAATTGCTGGTGACGTTTCAGGTGGAAGTTACGTTGAATCAGGTTTCACTATTACTCCTGAGATAAGTTCAGATGGAGCAGGTTCTTATTTAAAAGTACCTAGTAATGATTTTTCTAGTGTTGCTGCTAATGTGTACACTGGATGGAAGTATGATCTTGATATAATTTTACCTAGAACATACTTCAGAGGTGATGAAAATATGAAACGTACAGATTTCACCGCTGCACTAACTGTATCAAGGATGAAATTTGCTTGTGGTTTGTCTGGTGTAATGGGCTTTAAACTTAAGTCTACAGGTATTCTACAAGGTTCTAAATCATATAGAGGTGATGGCTCAACTACAGACTTTAGCTGGATAGAAGAAGATATATCATATGTAGATAGAGATCAAATAAAAGTAAAGATAAATAACGTTGTGCAACAATCAACTGATTTTACATTCTTAAGTGATACATCAATTAGAATGGGTACAGCCCCAGCGGATGGGGATACCTTATTAATATATATTGATGAGTGGTATAACTTAAATCCCACAGCTATAGCTAATACTTACTTAGCTAGTGATATAGCACTTGCTGAGCAATCAGTATTTACTATACCAATACATCAAAAAAATACTAACTTTCAACTGAGAGTGTTTAATGATTCACCGTTCCCGGTATCTTTAAACTCCATGATGTGGGAAGGAAATTATTCACCACAATTCTATAGGAGGAGATAATCATGGCACCAGCAGCCTGGGCCGCAGGTAGTGCGATAGTAGGTATAGCTTCTTCTTATTTTGGAGGAAGAGCCGCTAAGAAACAAGCTGATAAAGCAGCCAGAGCAGCTAATGAAGCCAGAGCAGCTCAGTATGGTTATGATCTTGAACGATACTTTATGGATCGTTCGAAGCTTCAGTCAGATCATGCTTATGCAGTTGAAAACGTTTTAATCAATCAACGTAACGATCAACGTTTAGCTAATTTCTCTGATGCTGAACGAGCAGCTAGATATAATTATGATTTACAGATAAGGAATGCTCAACAGAAGTCATTAAACGAGCAATATATAAGATCAGATCAGTTATATAATGAACAATTAAAATTTAATTATTTATCTGAACGCGCTGCCATGGGTGGTGAGTACAGAAAATTAACAGATATTCATACTGAAGACGCTTTCGCACGAAACGAGGCTTACCTTGAATCGCTAGTTGCTGAAGGTCAAGCAAGAGCTAAAGGAGGGTTCGGACGTAGTGCTGCTAAGCAAGCTCAATCTATACGAGCTGCAGACGCTAGAGTTGATG